ACCTCGACAGTGATCAATGTCACAACCTCGGGCGCGGCGTAGTTGCCGCTGAGCGCGATGTTGAAAACGGTGGACTTGAAGTTGATGCCCTGCTTCTGATAAACGGCGGTGACTGCGTTCGCCATGTGCGTTTCTCCTTGGTTGAATTTGTTAGATCAGCTTGACGTAGAGGCCGAACGACCTCCACTCCCATCCTATGTTTCCCTGGAGGTTGAAGTTCCATCCGTGTCCCGGCCCTTTGCCGCCGCGGTTCGGCGATCCCAGCCGGAACTGGAGATGCTGTTGCTGTTGAGTCAGTTTGCGCGCGATCTCATCCCAGGCGTTCTGCGCCTGTTGGCCATAGTTCGTGACCCATCCCTGATTGGGCCGCTCCATGCCGATCAGCGCCGCAATCGAGAATGCAAGCGCGTGGGCGGCCAGGGGATGAATCTCGACAATGCTGGCGTCGGTCGTCAGCGGAGCCGGCCGGAATGTTCCGCGGACGCGAATGTCGAAGTTACCCGGCGCCACCTGCGGCGGCGTGTCGGGAAGAATCGTGCATTCTTTGCATGGATGGTACTGGTTATTCGGCGCGCCGGCCTTCTTGTAATCGACGTAGCGAGGTTCGACGAGTCCGGCAAGAGGATAGGTCTGATTTGCAGGGCCGGCGCCCGTGGCGAATGGAACAAGGTTGTTCTCATCTGCTCCCACGGGCACATTCGGGACGACGATCACCTTCTCGATGTTGGGCGAGCAAGCCCCCTCAAGATAGATGATCGCCGTCTCGTAAGCAATCGTGCAGAGCGGAGCGAAATACTCGGGGGTGAGCCAATCGAAATAGGGATCACCCACGAGTCCCGACACCTGCCCGTAAACGTCCTTGCGTGTCTGCATGTTACGCCCTTGCTTCGTCCCTGCGCTTCTGCTCAGCCTTGACCTTCTTCCATTCATCGGCCGAGAGCGTGTTGAGTCGAACGTGGTCAACAGTGATCTCCCCGCTCAGGTACGCGAGCAGCGGGTTGACCACATAGGAGCACTTGCACATGCCCGTCTTCGAGACGTATTGCGCATTGCAGCGCGGGCAGGAGTCCTCGGGCCGCACCTGCGTATTGCGCCAGGCGCGCGCCGCGGGAATCCATTTCTGCTCGAAAGCGAAGTCCGCCCAGACCCGCTCGTTGTTTTGGATGTTAGCCCGCGTCTTGGGATCGTCGGCCCACACGTCCGCCTGCTCAAGCACGGCCATGCAGCGGTTTCGCATCTGCTCGTCGGTCTGCTTCACCAGATCACCCAGCAGCATGTCCTCGAATTTCAGATACCGCTCGCCCTTCTTGAAGATGTAGCGGGGCACCCTCACGGTGGACTTGGGAGTAATCCCCTCCATCGTCCCCTCGAAAACAATCACCCCTCCAGGTTTCGAGTAGACATCCTCCGAGGAAAGGCCGTTATAGAAAAAGCTGAATTCCATTGCCTGCTCGATCGGCAGGATGATCTTCGGCTCGTGATGGCCGCGAACGCTGTGGTCGGACATCTCGCGGTTGCCCGTGAAACGGAAGACGGTGCGAGTAGCTGTGACAACCTTGATTCCGTAGGGCTTACCCGGCTGGCGCGCGGGAACGATGTAATCCCAGGGGGAGTTTACGCACTCCAGGGGAAAGGGTGATCTGTTGAGGATCGTTGCGGGCTTGATCTCGCCGCGCAGCTCAAGTCTGGTCAGTTCGCGCTCGCGGAGCTTGTTGCGCTCCGTCGCCGCTACGCCGAGGTTTTGAGGGCTGATGACGTAGCCAGCCGTCGCGAGAATGTTTGCCGATTCAGGCAGTGCCGGGTGCTCGATTACCGATGTTTCCATGGTGGTACGCTCCTTCTGGTGCGCTCCGAGGATTCTCCCCGCGAGGTTAGACGTGACTCATCAGACCGCGATCGTTGACGAGCCGGTTGCGGAAGCCAGATAACGCCGGGTTCCCTTTGACAAACTCAAGGTTGGTCTTGCGCTGATACGTCACTTCATTCAGAAACCAATCGTACTTGGCTTCCTCGCGCACATCCGCCTCTTCAATGTCGCGCTGCATGGCCCTGACCAGCGATTCCTCATCGATGGTCCCATGCAGGTGCGCGCCGTTCTCCCATATCGAGATCGACTCGCGCACGTCCTCAAGCAGCGGAATCTGCGGCCATGGGCCTCCGCCGGAGAGCATGAAATATCCGCCTCTCTCCGGGAACGGACCCATCATCGGCGTCACATTGTCCTGAGACAGAGCGGATTCCCATTGCAACTTATTGCCAAAGCTGGACGGCGGAAACCACCGCTCCAGAATCCAGCCGGTACACGGGTAGAGCGGAACCCATAGCATCCCGATGCGGATGGCCGTCGGCGCAATCTGCTGAGTCTTGAACGCCACATCGTGCGCGCGCTCCTCAAACTGCACCTGCTCGGTTCCCTCATCGAACTCGGTCCACATGCCGGCGCGCTGGACGAGATGGTTTTCCGCCAGGATGATGCGCCAGTTGGGATCGCCGTGCTCGTTCTTACCGCCCCATGCGAGCAACTTGGCTGTAATCTCGGCGGGCGTGTCCCTTAAAGGGTCAAGCATTTTGCTCCAGAATGAAGCGGGCCGCCGAAGCAGCCCGCCCAGGTTATGACCCGATTGTTACCGGGTTAGTTGGAGAAACTCGACTGGATGCTCAAGCCGTAAATCACGCCCGAGGTAAAGTTGTTGCGCGAAGCGTAGTTTACCGCATCGTACAACCACGCATCCTTGTAGCTGGATGTGTTGCTGCCGGACGGCCGCTGGAACCAGATGCCCTCAATCTGTCCGGGGACAAACTGCGGGGCATCGTTGAAGCGGCAGCGGATCATGCTGGCGCGGTCCATGAAGTAGAGCTTGTCGATCGCGGCCACGGTGTCCAGGCACCACTCGACGCCGGCGATCCGCTCCTCGGTGAACGTGTCGGGCACGCCGTCGAACTTCGGAGCCTTGCCGGTCGGCATGGTGATCTGCTGAATGGCAAAGCCGAGTTGGTTCCACGAGGCGCGCTGCGCATTGTGGCCGTACCAGAAGTTCTTGGGCCGGTCGCGGTTGTAAGTGGTGTTGCCCAGGGCCTGCTGCATCCTGGTCAGAAACGTCTCGACGATGCCCAGGGTGAGCAGCGAGTTGGCGTTGTAGGCCGGGCTCTGGACGTAGGAGAGGCTCCGGTCCATCCCCAGGTACTCGCCGGTGGTGTTCGGGCTGACGATGTACTGGATGCCGTTGAAGAACAGCGGCGAGCCGGAGGCCACGTTGTTGACCATCACGTAGTCGCCAGCGACCACGCCACCGGGGACGTTATCCACGGTGATCTGGTTGCCGGTGCCGATGCCGTTCTTGGGAGCGTCAACCACATTCGCGGAGCCGCGGAGTTGGTAGTTGCCGTCGCCGGACATGAACTGCACGGTGTCCTGAATGTCGATCAGGCGGGAACCGAACGGTGTGGTGGCCAGGGCGATGGGGTTGGCGCCACCCCCGGCGTAGGTAGCCGCAACGGTAGCGATCTGGCCGGTGTTGAAGCCCTGCAGCGACTGGTTCCGCTTCTTGGGCATCTTGGTGTGCGCGTCGGCCACGAGCTTGTCGACGGGGTTGACGGCGATCACCGTCTTGCCGGACGAGCCGATGCGCTTCTGGAGGTCGGTGGCGGTGATTGCGAGCAGGATCTCAACGGGGGTCATAATCCCCTCGTTGTAGGCCCCGCCGGTGCCGGTCGGGTAGTTGCCGCCGTCAGTCGAGCCAGCGCCGAAGCTGCCGCCGTACTCGTACTGCAGCATGACGCGGAACTCTTGGAGGCTGGTGATGGTCTGCGGGCCCATGGTCGAGAACCGGCGGTCCAGCTCGGACTCCATGTTCTCGATGACTTCCTTGGGCGGGGTGTAGGTTTGCAGCATGATAACGCTGTCGGCTTGGGCTGTGATTGGCATGGTGATACACTCCTTCGCGCTTAATCCGACGTAGGGATCAAGTGCGGCATTGCTCGGTTAGGAGTGGGTGGAGCGCCTGGCGAGACCGTCAGGCGGCTTGGGGCTGTGAGCGTCTCGCCTTTTCTCTTGAGGTTCCATCCCTGACCGGAGCCGAAACCCGGTACGGCGTCTTTAGGAGGTCGCCACTCGATACTTCAACTTTCGCTCGATCTTGCCGTTCTAAACTTGGGGTGGGCCTTTCGCATTTCGCTACTCAGCCCCTTTTTGGGTTGTCTCTTAGCGTCTGGCCGCCATCAACTGCCGTTGCCGGCCGAATGTGCGGCTCAAGCGTTCGCTGCCACTCAAAGAATGCCAGTCTTTGTCCTCTTTTGCAAGTTGAGATTCAGCCGCGCGCCACGCTTCATCGGAACTCATGGCCTTTGGCTGGACCGGACCACCCTGCGCCGGCTCCCTGCTGGCGGTGGGTGCAGTGCCCGCCTGAGCGGATTCCGCGGCCCCTTTGACCTCGGCGCCGTACTTGCGAACCAACTTGGTAACGATCCGGTTCAAAAGCGACTTGCCGGATTCGTCTCGCGACTGGAGAACCCCGTCGAAGGCTTTCACCCGCTGCTGCATGTTTTCGGGGGTCGGGTTAGCCAGATACTGCATCTCAAGCTGAATCTGGCGGTTGAACTCGTAGGGGTCGGCCTTGATGAACGACTCAATCTCGCTCCCCACGGCGTTCTTGAACGCGCTGATGTTCGTTCCCGGCAGCGGTGTATTGAGCTGCCAGTCGGGGATCACCGCGCCGGCTTTGCGCAGCCCGGCGATGATGTTGTCCACTTGGTCAAAGGTCCGCTTGCCGGCCTCGGAGAAGAACTTGGCAGTGCCATCCTTGCGCACCTGATCCCGGCTCTGCTTGCCCGCTCCGTTCTTGGCTGCCGCGTTGGCCGCCTCAATGCGCTTGGCCTCGTCCAGCCGGGCCTGGACATCCTTGCGGGTGTTCTCGTCCAGGTGCGACAGGTCCGGGTCGGGCTTCGTCCCGTCCTTCGGGTGCAAGTCGTCCTTGATGATCGAGAGGGCCAGTTTCAGGTCGTTGTCGCGCTCGCGGTCGGCTTCCGAGGCGTACTGGTTGGCGGCAATGCGAGCGTCAACCTCTTCCAGCGTGCTGTCGGCGTAGCGGTCAACGACGTGCTCACCGAACAGGTAGAGGTCGTCACCGTAGACTGGCGCGCCGGTGTCGTCCACGACCTGCTTGCCGTCCGCCCCGATGACCGCGAACTCCTGCATGAACGAGTCGAAAGCTCCGGCCATCCCTTCGGGTGTCTCGGCCGCCTGAAACTGCATTCGGAGGGCTGTGGTACTGGCTGCCGTCTTCTTCGCATAGTTGGCCGACTCGGCGTTGGGGAAGATGCCCTTGAACTGCGACAGCTCGGCGTGCTCGCGGGCCATCTTGAATAGCGCGCCCTTGGCGGCCGGGTCAGCCTCAAGAGCCGCCTTGAGCGCATCGTTGCCCTTGATAAGCTCGTTGAGCGCTTGGGGCGTCAGCGCCTTCTCTTCGGCCAGCGAATACTGCTCCTCGGCTGTGCCATCCGGCGCGGGCGTCTCGGCATCGGCCGGCTTCGTCTCGGCTGGCGGTTGCTCGCCGGGAGTTTCCGCTGGCTTCGTCTCACCCTCGGCGGGAGCGGCCTCTGTTGAAGTCCACGGTGAGTCGTCCGTGATCTCGACGCCGGGGTTCTCGGCCTTGAACGCTTCCAACTCCTGCCGCCATGTCACTTCGGCTTGATAGGCGTCAACTGCGTTGCCGTACTCGGCGGCGTTCATCTTTGCTGGCGGCTGTGGGCCGCTGGGCGGGGCGCCTGCCGCTGGTTGTACCGTGGTTGGCGGCGCAGCAGGCGCTGGGGTTGACGGGGCCGCTACTGGTGCGGCTGATGCGGCTGGAGGAGCCGCGGCGGGCGCTGGTGCCGCTGCTGGTGCGGCGGCGGGAACTACTGGAGTCGTTGCCATGGGTGTTGCTCCTTGAAACTGCTGCGAGGATTCTCCCCGTCAGGTTGTGGGCCAAAAGAAAGGGCCGCTCGAAAGCGACCCTGAAACGTCAGTGAAACGGCGAATGGTGTTATTGGAAATACCGGAAGGGCCGCAAAAGTGGATCGTTGGGCCATTCAAGTTTCGATGAAGAACGCCAATCTATCAAAGCAGCCATCAATCCAAACGGCAAAATCCATCCCCATACCAGCAAATGGAAGACGCATAACGTTAGATCTATAAGACGCTTCATTCCTGCACCGCAAGCGACTTCTGGACGGCTATCTCCCTTTCGCTATCGCTTGGAGGATTGTTTTCAGGATAGGAACCGGGATGAGATTCAAGAGTTCCATCCTCATTTTCAGCCACATGGAACGAAGCGAATCCGGGCGCGTGCGGCGAGTAGGGATCGCCGGGCTGGACCGGACCCTGAACCGCATCAAACTGCTCCGGAGCGCCGAATGGCGCAGAACCGGAAATACCCTGCTGCGGCACGGATCGCTGTTGTGCCTCCGGTCCTTTGCCGCCGCCAACTACGGCAATCCTCGCGTTCTCGGCCTCGGCCACCCACCCGCCCTGTTGTCCAGGATAGGCCTGTTGTCCAGGATAGGCCTGTTGTCCAGGATAGGCCTGACCGTGACCCTGCGGATATGATCCCCCATCGGGAACTTGCGCGCCTGGATGGCCGCCAAGATTGAATCGAGTTGGCTTGCCTACCCGCACAACCCGATCCCGCACGTAGCCGTTCGGATCGCCACCGTCGATAAAGAAGACCGGCCCATCCGGGCTTTCCACCGTCACATTCGCGATGGCGGAGATGTTGGGATTTACGGAGCCGTCGGCCTCGATCACGCGAACAGGGTCTCCGACTTTCAACTCCGGGCCCACGCCATAGGAGCCGGGATAGTCGGTCCCGTCGCCGGTCTGCGTCCAGTTGTCCGCACCGTCAGGCCAGCGTCCGGTACCGGAGCCGTCGGCTTCCGCCTTTTCCTTGTCGAACACATCCTTCGGGACCACCAGCGTCGGCGGATGCTGGAAGGCCAGATTCTTCAAACGTGCGTCATGGTCACTGTCGCTTTCGAGCGCCTGCCGCTCGGCGACCGGAACATGAAGTCCAGGGTTGCCAACCAGCTCCGAATCGATGGCGGGCACTGGCATGTTGGGGGTGTTTGGGTTGCGGTTCCACTCTTGGACGTTTGCATGATCGGTGAGCAGCGCGGCGTGGGCATCGGCGACCGGGAGATCGAACCAGCCGAAGCCCGCGCCCGCCGAGAGCGGGGGAACACTCAGGGCCACGTCTCCAACCTTGCGGCTCGCTCCTGCCAGGACAAGTTGCGGCCCGGAGAGCGGATCTGCGTAGAGAAGCGACAGGAACTCGCGGCCATCGGCCTGAAGTTGCGAATTCACCACAAGCGCGGGGACGGCGACGCCGTTGCGCACGAAGGTTACGGTTGAGTTGAAACGCTGTTGCATGGTGATTCTCCTTATGCTGAGATGAACTTCGAAACCTTATCAACCAACTCCTTTGCGGCCTGCACGGGCGCACCGCTCAGTTTTGGAGTTGTGATCGGAACCGCTGCCTGTTGGCGCAGATTGGCGAGCGCAGCCATGGCATCATCGAGCGCGGCAGCCTCCAATTGTTGAACTGTTGGATTAGGTTGCGGCGGCGGCGGCGCACCGGCGCGACCAATCTCCCCTTTGAGCTTCTCTTTGTAGCTTGCAACCTGCGCCTGATAATCGATGGCCAGGCGCTTGAACGCAATGATATTAGCCCATCCCATTGGATTCTGCTGCTTCACATCGCAATTTTCTGCGCAAAATTGATCAATCGTCGGGAGCAGGATGTTGTAATCCTCAACCCACTTGTTCGGCGCGATCGATGGATTGAACATCGGCGTACCGTCGTCAGGATCGGTCATCTGCATCCCGTTCGGTCCGATCTTCGGCGTCGGCGGTGTCTGGAGCAGCCTGCGGATGTCCTGGAGCGTCTTCGACCGCTGCGCGGCGCCAGGCGCAACCGAGCCCGGCAGCCCCCAGTAGTCGTTGAGTAGCTGCTGGTTGGCAGTCTCGTCAAGCCACGCGAGGGCCGCCGGGTTCTGTTTCTCAGCCATCTCCATGATCGTCTCGCACCACTGGCGCTTCTGCTCGGGTGTCATGGGCAGGCCTTCGTCGGTGTTCGCGCGCACCCTCACCCGGCCCTGCATCTCGTCGAGATGGACATAGTTGTTCCGGAACTCGCTGCCGTTCTCTTCGATCACTTGCCAGAGCGAGCCGGTATAGGCCATGTTCTGCTGGAGGCACTCAATCGCGTTCTGGCCCGCTGAGGCATGCTCATCCTTCATCGAGTCGTAAACGTCCGATAGCGGCCCCATTGCCTGATCCAGCATCTGCTTCTGGCCCTTGCCAGTCTCGACGCCTGGGGTAGTGCCAGTGCCAGAGACCTGCGGAGGGATGCCGGAGATGATCTGGCAATAGTTCCAGAGCCGGTCGAGGTAGTCGAAGAGGCCGGCGTCCATCTGGAACTGGAAGTGGTAGATGGAGTTCGCAAGCGGCTGAGTCACGCCCTCACCCACCGATGGCGTCGGATTGAGCACTCCGCCCGTTAGCGGCTTGCCGCTCATCTCCCGAATGTCGATGCGCCGAGGGTCAACCAGCGTGATGCCGGTCGAGCAGCGCTCCATGTAGTCGTCGAGGATATTGTTGATGGCGTTGAACCGCTCATTGAACGGAACAACATTGTCAGCCACGCTCGGCGGGTACAAGCCATATCCGCGGTGCAGTTTGCAGGCTGACCACTCTTTGATGAGGACGGCTGGTTCGACCGAAAGCACCAGTGGCCCGTACATCGTGACCTTCATCCCATAGGGGAAGATGGCCTTGAGTTGCTGTACGAACGCATCGTCATTCTGAATCCGGTAGTAGGAATTCGGCTGGACCCATATCAGCGAGTAGGTTCCGCGCGCGGCAAAAATATCGGCCGTGACCGAGAACGACGACGAGAAGACCATCGTCCGCACCAGCCGCTCATAGCTGGCATTGTCGTTGGTGGCGCTCTCGACCCCCTCGGTGATCTCCGGGGCCATGTCGGGGAAGGTTGCCCGCACATCCGAAGCGTCAACTTCCCACTCCAGCGCCAGCAGTGGAACGTCTTCGAGAAACTCCTTGGTTGGATCGGTGTCCACCTGTAGCGGAGAGAAGACCGACCATTTCGGCAGGCCATTGGGCTTCTTCTTGGTGCCCACCTGGCCGATCACCGCGGCGGTCTCGCCCGGCTGAAAGTCTTGGGGATTGAGTTGCGCGCCGCACTGCGGGCACCTCATCTGCCCAGTTTCGGGAGAATCGGCGCCGCAGTTTGAGCAGTGGAAGTGGTCCTCGGAGATTTTGGCGTCGATGTCGCCGAAGACCGGCTCGTTCTTGTATCCCACCCAAACGCCATCAATCACGAACCGGGTCCACTTGAAGTAGACACCGTAGAGGAATAGGTACTGCGCTTCGAGTTGCAGCAGGCCCTTGGTCTTGTTAGCCTCCTCGATGATGGTGATGGCTTCCTGGCCGGCCTTGGCCGTGGTCATGTCGGCCAGATTCTCGGCGTTCTCGGGGCGGATGACGACCGGGGGAACGGCGCGCGCGACAGCGGAGGAGAAGTTGCGCCGACAGGTCTGAGTGATGTTGTTGACGTACTTTTCGAGATAGCTGTAGTCGGTTTCTTGGTTGTTCTGGCGGTAGTAGGCAACGGCGTCGAAGTAGGTCCGGGTGATGGGGTCCCAACCGAGAATCTGCTTGCCCTTGTCGTACTCGGTGTTCTTGAGCCAGTTGGGCATCTTCATAATGCGATCGGTGGCCCACTGAGTACGGAAAGGCTGGATGATCTCGCCGACAATGCGCTCGCTCTGCTCCTTGGTCAATCCGTGGAGGCGGTCGAGGCTCTGAGAGTCGCCTGGTTGAGGATTTTGGGGAGTCTTTTCGGCGGTGGCGGGAGTGGTCGTCTGCTGCGGTGAAGATGGTAAATTGCCGCCGGATTGCATAGTAAGGACAGGGGGACTAGCCGCCATTGGCCTTCCTCTTGATGGTTGTCATACGCTGTTGAGCTTCCGCTAACTCTTCCGCAATTCCCTTCGCGCCCTCCACCCGCGACCGCTTGAAGGCGGCTACGTTGGCGAACGCAATCACGTTGGCGATGGTGGGCTTGCCGGGGATCGGCTGGATCTTCGACAAGTCCGCATCTTCACCGATAACCGGGGCGGTCTGCTGGTTCTGGATGTAATCGAGGAACTTCTGGCGCAGTTCGTCGAGCGCAGTCTCGGCCTTGACGGCGCGCGCCCGCTCCTCATCGAACCGCTCACGGCTGACGAAGGGCCAGCGCATCAGTTGTACTCCGTCACGACGACGCTGGTCCCTGTCGCGGTTGCGGAGCGCACTTGGATCATCGTGGTCGCCGCGGCGATGTTTGCCGAAGGGATGCCCACGATGGGCTGCCCGAGCTGGCCGATGACTTCGCCGGCCATTTCGTGCTGGCCGATGGGGCTGCCCAGAACAATCGGCAAATCCTCGGCGCCGATAATACCCTCACTCGCCGCGCCAGCCCGAAAGATGGTCGTGAAGCCGTTGGCGGTACCGTCGTTCGGGATCTTGTAGTCGATTGCGTTTTGGAGCGTGTTGGCGCCGCCGCTAGCCGTGATTGGACTCTCGTCGACAACCAGCCGGCGGACGGTCGATGTGGCGAGGATGGAGACGAAAGCTCCGGCACTGCCGTTGATGTTGATGATGCGCTTGTTGCCTGCAAAGCCTGGCTGGCTCATTTGCTACCTGCCTTCTTGCCAAAGATGCGTTGCCCGGCCCTCTTTGGCTTGATGTTCGATGGTTTCTCCGCTGCGCCGGAGTTGAGCGGTTCTTCCTGCTTCATGTGGAACTGCTCATTGCCGGGAAGCGGAATCTTCTTGGCCTGAAACATCTTCTTGCCCTTCGATTGGTTCATGTCCATAATCGTTTCTCCTCAAATCTTTGTGGCCCAGGTGCTGCTGCGGCTCGTGTTGCCGCGGGCTCTACCGCCGCTCTGCTTCGAGCCCGCGTGATCGCCGGGAAGCGGCAGAAACCGGCGAGGCAACTTCTTGGAATGCGGCGCCAATGAAAAGGGCGACCCGAAGGTCGCCCATCTCATGCTCTGGATTGCCGCATCCTCCTTTCTACGGTCCAACTGCAACGTGCGTGTAGCCGGACTGGCCGTTAGTCATGCCTTCAAGTGCCATGCGGCGCTGGGTGGTCAGTGCGCCGTTGTAGCTGATGTGGATGCAGCGAAACAGGCCGGCTGAGTTGCGCTCCAGGATCACCTGGTCGAACGGTAGGCCGCTCTGGAGCCGAATCCAATCAAAAATGACTCGATACATAAACGGCATCGAGTCGAAATCTGCGGCGCCGTTCAATCCGAGGTAGAGATGCTGGCTGTCCGCGGCCCCGCCAACGCGCTGGTTGTGCTCCGGGGTGCGGTAGCCATCATGCACGTTCACCGGGCCGAACTTGACCCGGATAGGCTCCAGCAAGAGGGTGCAGAGTTGGACGGCGTTAGCGATGATCTGAGGAGAGCAGCCAGCCACGCCAAGTTCGGTATCTGCGAAGTACGGACTCAGTTGCACTCATCCCTCCTGTGCGGGTCGTGCTGCGTTGTAGGTCATGCGGTGAGCGCCAACCTCTTCGGTGTTTGCAGCATCGGCTTTGCTCCCGGCCTTCCCCGCATCAGAGCGCCTGTCAGCACTCCATCGGCAAATGCTCCAGGATCTCCCTTGACGCTCAGAGATGCAAAGAGTCCGCGCTTGAATTCCACGGCACGTCCATAGTCGAATCCATTGCAAATCCACACGCTGAATCCCCACTGCTCGGCGCGATAACGCTTAGAATATGCGTCATTCTGGTAAGGCTCCCTAATCTCCGCTTTGATGCCGTACTTGTCTAACGCACAACAAAGTTGAGTGGCGTCAATCTGCTCGCTATACCAACAGAGGTATCGAGGCGGGAATTTAGGAACTAATGCGATCTCTCTGGTCATGTGTCTCCTGAATGAATTGCGCGGGCCGAGGCAGAGGCGTGTTCGCATTAGCCTCAAATGTCCACCCCGGCAACGTCTGCGATGACTCCGCGCAAACTGTTGGACCTGGAGAGCAGAGCCGAACTCACTATCTCCCCAGGCTATTGCGCTGGCGGCTGGTTTCTCCCTTTCAGGTGCCCAACTACGGCCCCAGCCCGCGCAAACTTGCCGTGCCTTAGACCTTGACGATACCCGGCTCCGGGTTCGTATCGACGGTATGGTTCCATGCGCTCTTCGATTGACTCTCCGGGGAGTGGTGGAACCAGGAGAAAGCCGACGTGGATTCAAAGCGGAAGGAAGGTACAAGCACCTTCACCTTCGCCACCGTGTCCGCTACAACTTGCGCTTGATACATGGCCTGCGCATCTTCGTGAGCGGTGATGCCTGCGGCCGGCGCTGGAGCGGGTGAGTTCCCCGTCACAATGCCAATCACAGTCACGATGCCCGCGCTGATGATATCCGCATACAACTTGTAGTTGTCGGGAATCGGAAGCGTGTTGAAGACGGTCGTGAAAGCACCGATGACCTGGATCACGTTCTGTGCGTTGGTGCCGGACTTCCACGCCAGAAGAACCTGATCGGCTGCTTCATAGGCGTTTATGGCTGCAATGCCGTTCGGCGTGTTGAGCTGGCCGGTTGCAGCGAGTAGAGATTTGAGTTCCGGTTCAATAGCGGCCATTACACCGCCAGCGGTTTTAGCTGCATTTTGACACATGGTGAATCTCCTTATTTGATGGCGGAGAGGTCCGCCTGTAGCTGGTTGAGGTTGAATCCGCTGGGAGAGCCTTTCGCGCCCATCCAAACGGATGAAAGCAGCCCATGGGCCTCGTCCACGTATTTGTTCCAGAAAGCCACGGTCATTCTGTAGACCGCCCCCCACGAGATGAAGGTGAAAGTCTTCGCGTCGTATCCAACTACGAAAACGCAGTGGCCTCCGTCAATCCCGCCATCATCCGTGGTCACGTCCCACAATTTCGGGATGCTGTCCATGATGAAGTTAGGCACATCCATGCCGATGTAGCAGCCGCCAAAGAGCGCGATGGTCTGCCGGATCTCTGTTAGGTTGGCAACCTCGGGATCGGCGAACGCCAGCAGCGCATGGCCGGCCAGCGTGTTCTTCTTCCACGCATTCAGTACGTCCAACTCGATGCCACCGTTGTCTGTCGAGGCATCACCGTTCACATAGCCGTCCCATGCCTCGTAAGCGGCCAGGATGTCGCTATCGAATACCGTGAGTTCCAGCCCGACGTTGGAAAGACTCCAGACCTGCACCGCGTGGCCGCATCCGGCTATGGTGCAGTCTCCCAGGGTGTCGTTCAGCATCATGCCCCAATCGGAGACGCCATGAGTCCAGTCCACGCTCGCGGGCGGGGGAGGTAAGGAGGGCGTGAGGTAGCGGGCCATGCGGAGCGTCCGGCTGTCTGTGCGGATTGCTTTCCGTCCGAGCTTCACGGTGGTGCTCCTCACGATGGTTACTTCGTTGTCGCCGCGTCCACTTCGGCGGCGGTTGGCGCGTTGCCGTTGCTCATGATGGCCTTGGACTCGGCCACGATACCGGCGGGGCTGTGCGAGGTCTTGTAGGTCACGTAGATTCCCGCCAGCGTCACGATGGCCGTGCCCAGGTCAGGGTTGGACTTGAAGAATTGCAGCACCAGCGCCTTCGCCTGCGGGTCCGCCACTATGATGCCTGCTGCTACAGCCAGGAAAGCGGCGATGCTGTGCGTACTCCAGTTGTGTGCCTTGAACCATGCCGATAGCCAGTTCATCGCTCATCCTCTTCGTCTTCGCCTTGCTCAAAGCAGGCGCAATCGCAGTCCTCAACATTGCACTTCGATGACCCCGGATATTCAGGATCGCCGCCGTGCTCGTCTTCAACGTGTCCGCATGTGCAGTTCATCGCTTGCCTCCCTTTACTCAATCGTTAAGCCAATCTCGATGCACTTATCCTCGATGATGCCGCGCAACTCTTTGTCGGTCACGAGCATCATTTCCGGCTGATCTTCGGGGCTGTCGCGGTCAGGCAATTCCTGCACCGCCTGAACGATTGAATCGATCCATTTCTGAACTTCCATCCCTGCTCTCACTTTCCCGTCAGCGTGCTCACCGGCCCGCCCGTCTTCCGTGCTTCCAGCCACAGCTTCCAATTTATTGCGGCACGCCTCCTACCGCAGTGATACAGGTTCCCTTTTGAATACAACCTGTCATATCGGACGGCTTCCACATTATTTCTGGTGCGCATCCTGTCGGTTTGATCTGCGCGGGAACGATGAACTTGAAGTCGGCGCTGTACTCAAAGCCCACAAACCACGGACATAGGTCATAGGGATGCGCGTCGTTCCATGTCCGCAGAACAGGCGTCACATACTTGGTCGTGATGTGATCGTGGAGTTGGCCGATCTTCGCCTCAACCGCCGCTTTCTCCGCATACAGAGCCTTGGCTTGCGCTGCTTCTTCCGATGTCAGTTGAATCACCTGAGCCGTCTGCGCATGGAGTGCCGCCGCCAGCAGCAGGGAGAAAAGTAGGGTCAGTCGGTTCATTGTTGCTGCTCCTTCCGTTCGTTCGCGCATACCACAACAGCAAGCGCGGTCCAGAAAACCAGCACCACTCCGAGGTACAGCTTCGCAATGAAGATCATGCCCCACCCTTCCGGCGCTCTTTCCACACTGCAAGCGGGCGTTCCAGCTCCGCCTCAATTAGCGCCTCAACCCACGCTTTGAGCGTCATCCGGCAAGCCTTTGCCCGAACCTTCGCCAGATCGTGTACAACAGGGTCGATCTCAACTTTGGTGCGCGTCATACACCCACGATACACCCTTTTTGCGCCTTGTCAAGGGGGATCGAGTACTTAAAACTCAGCGCCTTCAAGTTTTAGCCACGGTTCGGGTGGGTACGCTGGATGCCAGCCGCAGTGACGGCATGGAGTGGATGTATTTGTTGGGAGATCCTTACGGTCTCTTATCTCTTTTGCGTTGAACATGATGATGCCGCCACAATTTAGCCCTTGGCATGGAATGTAGACATCAGGCTCCGAGTGATTCGTTGAAACCCATGTGCTTTTCGACATCAAAAACCCCCAAGGTACTCAAGGAAAATCCATTGTCAAGCGCCTATTTCTTCGGCTTCTTTGGAGTAGGCGGGACTGGCTTGGGCAAGCACGGTATTGGCTCAGGGGGAGGAAATGGGTTGACTGGAGGGACTTTCTTGGCGCTCATGGATTCCTCGGTATCTGCGCGTCCTGCGCGGGTTGGTTGTTGAATGACACTCCCCCAGGCCGTTGAAAGTAGGAGTGCTTCGGTTTGACAGGCTTCGGCTGAGAGTCCTGCGGGATAATCGTGACCGGCGGATCGGTCGGAGGCATTGCATAGTACCGCTGCCAATCCTCGGTGAGCTTGATAATCGCAGGCGCCCTGCCAGCCAGGTCCATCAAGGCGCTCCCAGCCTTCCATGCCCGCTCTACCGGCCACACCATAGCGACGCACAGTACGGTAGTGGCGAGGCTCCAGACCGCAATGCGGTTCTTGAAGCCGTCCTTGCGCTTCTGTTCTGCTGCTATTTCCATATCCTTGCGTGTTCGGCGTTCGGTTCGCGCTTCGGCGAAAAACTCCCGCGAATCCGCGATGAAGCCAGGTTCGTCGTCTCCGTTGTATAAGTCCTTCATTATGCGTCTGTGGTCCACTTGCAACGCGGCCATGGGGCACTGATTCTGATGGTGCGCAATGGCACATTCGACGGCGGCGGACGCGGCAATAGTGGATGCGGCGGTAGCTGCGACTGTGGCAGCATCGGCAGCGGCGTGTCTCACTTCTTCCCTCACCGCCGCTATGAGTTTCATCTCGCCGTCTTGGCCCATTTCGTCCATCCCTCACCCCTCAATCCGCCACCCTTGCGGGCTTGCTATTACTGCACTAGGCGGTTACTGCTTCTTCTTTCCCGGATCGCCGTCTGGCCCGCGCATCCACTCCTCAAAATCAGTTTCCGTCACTGCCCGCACAACCGGCTGTGCAGTCTTGCGCTGCCCGCCCACGCGCGGCTGGCCCTTCTTCATCCCGTTCTTGCGCGGCGGATTGGTCATCATAGATCCTTAGTAAAATGGCACATCTCTTGGCGTTCCGGCCACGTTGATAACCAAACACCCTGTCGGCCCTACCGCTGGACAGTTGTTTACACCAGGCGCATCCACCGTTGCACCTATCGACACTTGCCCGGTCCCAACTGTTTCTGCCGGTCCCGTTAACCAAAACGAGTGAGCAAGTAAGGTGAGCAAACCGTTATATGGCGTGTCGGTGTCAAAACTAAGCAAGCCGTTGGCACCACGAGTTTGATCCGGGCACCATTGCAACCACGGTCTAGACGTTATACCTACACCAGTAAATCCAAAACAAGCTGACGGACCACCGCTAAAATTGACACCGCGCATGACGAACTGCCACGGTAAACCACCACCCGAAGGTGGCAGAAGCGATACTCCATTTTGCCCCACCCCTGCGTTGTTCATGCCAAAGATAGAGTAGGTATCGTATGTACTGGTTGAATCGAGAGTTTCTCCAGCAAAGAACCCGGTGTAATTGCTGGTGTACCCTCCGAGAGTTGGATTTGGGTCTTGTAATACCGTACCTGCTCCAACTCCAGACCCGGAGCGATTTGCTGTTGAGGCCACTGTTGCTCCCAACAACGGTGGAGATTGAATATGATTCGTTCCTGTTTCGATTGAATTAACAATCAAATTGGAAACCAAGTTAGTCCAGTTATCTGTTGGATGGTGGTAATCTGTGCTATCTTGCAAGTAGTAATTTGGATCAGCAGAGTTATTTACAGGTCCGTCAACATCCACCAGCAACCCACCCAAAGAATTGATGTATAAACCTTGCTCGTTGAGCAAAACATTCGTTTGCGCGGCAGTCACATCGGCCCAACAGTAGGCATCTGGACCATAGGGGGTTAGAGTGGTATCGACGAATGCCGCACCATCTGCATGAAGATTCTGCCAAAGAGTTTTATGCGCTGCAAAAATAGTCGCAGCGTTCTCACAGGATGCCGCGTCCTGATCGAAATGAAGAATGAATAAAACTGGAGTTGTTGCACCGCCCGCTGGTGTGAACGGGTGCATTGTTGTTGTATAATTTGTAGCTTCATTTACAGCAGTATCTCCACTTACTGTGTTATCGACAACAGTGACGCCAGCTTGTTGGGCAAGCGTTGAATATTTAAGTTGCGAAGGTAATGTATACCTGCAAGCATTTGATACTCCCGTCACAGATGGGGTGCCGCTGTAGGCTGTATAAAAACCCAACTGCTGAAGTCCGATTCTTGGACCGCCTCCGTTGGTCGAGATGGCTAATCTATAGTAGGTGTATAGACCAGGGGTAATTGGAAAATTCACAGCAACGTTTGCTACCCATGATGAGAATGTTTCGGTGTCCAGCGTAGTCCACGAGACACCATCGGTTGAGCCTTCAAAAATCCAATTTGTAGGGCTATTGCTCAAATCTCCGTAGAAATCCCAGGGAGTTATAGAATAAGACGAGAATTGAGTCTTAGATGGAAATTGATATTGTACATATTCGTTGGAGTTTGTAGCAGCATTCCATCCGCCGTTGGTTGGATTGAATACCTGCCACGGAAAATAATAACTGTAACGACTAGAAGCAGTCACTAATCCAGACGGGGCATTGTTGGAAGTCATAACAGGAGCAAGCTGTAAACTTGCGCTCCATTGAGTTGTAGACAAACCGGCGCTTAAAACCGTAACTAACTGCCCGTTCAAACCTGTATAGGGAGCAGAAAACCCTTGTAAGATGTGGATGTTTCCCGCAACCTCATTGTTGTTTTGAGTGAATGTGATTACACCGCTGGAGATACTGATTGCTGTTGGAAATTCGGACGCCGAACCGGAACCGAACATACAGCTTGATGAAACACGCGAGCGTGAATCCCCATTATCAATCCAATGAGTATTTGCCGCTGGATAAAACCCGGTCAACACTGTCCCGGTCTGCCCGTTAACGCTATCAACTGCGCCTCCTCCCGAACCGCAGGGACTTCCGGTGTTGCTGATCAGGCCCGTGGTTGCTATCTGCAAACAGTCTGGACCACCTGTAGATGGAGCTAGGCTGGTCGCATATTGATAGTCCAGGTTGTTTGGGATCAGCGGATGAGTTATATGCGAACTGTTGAGATTCTGCCAGCTTGCCAAATATGGAAATCCTACATTCAGAATGTCGTATATATCTTGGTAGACATTGACTGGCTCCGCATTGTTTTCGTCGTAACTCAACCCATTTACAGTTAGTGTTCCAGTGGCCGACGAGTGTACGTACTCGATCAGCCCTTCCTGCAAAGACGATGCCCGGTATGGGTCAGTAGCCATTGCTGGGCACGATTCGCATTGGTATCCGGTGATAGTGTTCGCGCCAAGAACTCCATAAAACATCGCTCTCGTGATTCCACTGGCATACAGGCTGTTGATTGGGAATCCAACCGGGATAGAAAGATCGTCGCGCGATAAGTTCTCCCATCCAAAACCAACTACGCCTTTGTAACATCCCCAGTTCGCTCCGTTGATAGCGTTTGCAAGGTTTCTCGATGTTTGGCGCTGGCTGGGTGTTTGAGGGAAGGCGCATGGCTCCAAAAAGTCTACAGCATTTGCACTAAACTCCGGTTTCCAAAACTCCTCTGCAAACCAATCGTCGATTGCCGAGTTCGATCCGCTGGAGATGATATGGAGGTTGCTGATCGATACAGGTTCCGAGAAACCTCCCGCTCCTTCGGCATAATCGGTGCGGTGCGCCCATGCTCCGCCGTTTACCAGAGATGCCCCATCGGAACTGAAATTGAGATCGGCAATCTTGAATCCGTTGTCCATTGAAGAGGTAAGCAGACCAAGTGCATCGTTCGTGAAAGTCATGTCGTGGACAGAGCTATAGTTGGCGTTGTTGTTGGCGAATAAGCCCACAAAGGCTTGCTTGATTCCGATTCCAGTCACATCCGAGAAAGCCAGTGGACCACCAAACATCGCTGGCTCTGTCAGCATCGATCCCGGCGTGGGAGTGTCGTAGGTGAGATAATCCCACACTCCAATAAGTTCCACGCCAGCGGAATATGCCCCACCGGGTCCAAGCCAACTTACATTGGGTTGCATCATTACCTGCACGGGCATGGCGGCAGGAAGTAAGGCGGCAAGATTAGTGCATTGAGACGTGAAAGCCGATGTTCCTCCGTTCCAGCAAGATACATTTCCGAAGACAATGGCGGGGGCTACAGAGCATCCCACGGGGGCGGTGCTCCAAGTTGCGCTCGTCACTACACCGGATGAGTTAGTAGTGGCTGTTCCTTGTCCTTCGACATAGTATTCATCGCCTAAGGCAATGCCTCCCGTGTAGGTGCAGGAGTTGCTTACTGCAAAGATGTTCACCGTGCCGCTATGCACATACCCTGCTCCGCCAGCGCCGATTGAAGGCGTCCCGCATGTCCCGCCCGTGAGTGTGCAGGTCGCCGTCGCTCCGTCGCCTCCCAGCGGCACAACCGCGACTGTCGGCGCTGTCGTCAGGCCGTATCCGTTGTAGACTGCCGTAACGGTGGAAACGACACCGCTTGAATTTGTGTTGGCTATGGCAAACTCCCCGCCGCAGGGACCGGCATAGACAGCGGGGCATCCCCCGGTGAACGTCATTTGCATCTGTGCGCTGTGCGGGTAGCCGCTCCCTCCATTCGTCACCGTGTAACCTGTGATTCCGCCTCCAGCTACTGTTGCTGTTACCACTGCGCCACTGCCTCCAGCGGGAGATTCATAGCCGCCGTCGTCTTGCGCCACGCCAGAGGTCACATAATAAGGAGATGTGACCATGAGGTAATTCCCTGGAGGAACTGCACAAGTAGCTCCACCGAGATTTGTTGCATAAGTCGCGCAAGCGTTGAATGCGGGCACGTTGTCTGTGCCGATGAACCAGTTGGCTTGTCCTGTGGTTAAAGACGCTTTGTCCACCGTCGCATAGTTTCCTGAAACGGAGAGAATCTTGACCACGTTTCCTGGTTCGCCTTGGGTAGCTGGATACGGAGGCCATGCGCCTCCATGCGCTCCGCTTTGCAGCACAAGGTATTTGCCTACATCAGCCGACGTGAATCCGACGTATGAAGTAACGTAACTGTCTCCGGTGTTGTAGTAGTTACCTGCTGTACCTTTATCCACGTAAACCGCATTTGCCAGCGCACCGAAGGCCGTTACTGCGAGTTCAATGTTCGGAGCCGTGTTGGTCACTTCTACGCTCGTGCCCGACGGAGTAATGGCAATGCCTGGCCCAGGCGTGATGTTCAGAGCGCCGGTTAGGCTATTAAGGCTGCTTACTCCACCGCTCCCGCTGCACCCCGTGCAACTGGTAACGGTGAGGTTGCCGCCAATGTCGATGCTCCAGTTGGCCGCGCTCACCACGGTTGGTCCTACTGATTCAATATCAACTGCGCCGGTCATGGTGCCGGGATGAGTCGAATATGCAGAACTCTGCGACGATATGTTGACGTTCCCCGCATTCGCTTGGCTTGAGTTAGCATCGATCACCACGTTGCCTTGCGACTCTAATCCGATGCCAGATGAATCTATGCTCACTGGCCCTGTCGCCGCGAGATTGATAGCACCATCGGGGCCATTGTTTTTTGATGGGTCACTATCGCAATGATCTGGGTCGGTAGGACCGCCTGTGCAGTTGTCTGCCGTCAGGGTAACGTTTCCGTCGCCGACTTCTGGCCCTGCATCGTTCTTGAAGGCTCCAGCGTTGAGACTGGCGTTTCCTTGCAGAAGAGCTAGTTCACTGTTATCGTTTTGCAGTTCACAGCACGACCATCCATTCGCAAGCAAATCGATAGATTCCTGATTGTCGAAGGTATCAGTCGCAAGCACGTTCACTTGTGGCCGAGAAGATAGATTGCTGGCTAGTTTATTCGCGTTCAGGTTTATATCAGCACTTTGGTCTGTTGGCTGTGCTTGGACGGTGAAGTTCGCGGGGAAGGTGAACGTCTCCGAAGTGGTGACGCCATAATCAGCGAGTGAGTCCACGCAACCACCCGAGCCAGCATCGAGCAGCAAGTACCCAGCTATGCCTCCCGATGGAGGGCATCCTGTGCCGCCGCCGCTACAAGAATTCGGCTGCGCCACATACGCAGATCCGCTCCAGAGGTAGGCAACCAGGCATGGAGAGCGCGCGTCCTCGATGCTTACCGCGGCGCTTCCGGTTGCCGCCGTAATCATTCCTGTAGTGCCGCCGAGTCGTGACCAGTCCGGCGTTAGAATGACCTCGTAAGGCAATCCGGCCGCGTAGTTGATCGCCTCCTGGAGCCCTGCGGTCGCTGAGGTCAGCGTGAACGTGTTGTGCTGGTGAACGGGACTGACGGTGATCGAGCAGCTTGAGTTACTGGTGTACACCGCCGACGGCACCACAATCTCTGAGTTGGCCGGCACATGGTCCTTGATGTAGACGGGGGTGCCCACGTTGAAGACCGGCTTTAGAGGCATCCCGCTCGCGGTCGCGGTGCAGAAGTACGGAGCGGACCATGAGAATTCGCCTGTGTTGCCCTGGGGCACACTCCACTGGCCGAAGTTCGACGCCCAGAGGATGCCGGCCGTGTTGCCTGGACCCTGCGTGACCTGGCCGGGGGTCTGGGCGAGGGCTGAGCATCCTGCGCCCAGCCCGAGTATCGCAAGCAAAAGAGTCAGTTTTTTCATAGGATTAGTTCAGAATCGCATACGAGAAACATCTGGGGTTAGTGGTTGGAGCAGTGGTTGTGATGGTGAAACTGGTTCCGGCAGTGCGCGCGCTGATGGTCGGTGGCGCCGTGGCTGCGGTGGCATTACAGGTGACACTCAAAGCAGTGCTGAGGCTCGGGTCTTCCTGCACCAGAATGGTCGAGGTCGCCGTGACAGCAGTCGTATTGACGACAACGGTCGTTCCCGAGGCCGCCACATTCACGAATCCGGCCGGTGCCGCTGCGCAGACCGCTGGAGATGAAGCAGAGGCGCATTTGGTCGCGCTGGCCAGAGATGTATATGTCGCCGCTCCAAGTACCGGGGTTGTCAGCGTCGGGCTGGTCGCCAGAACACTCTTTCCGCTTCCGGTCGAGTTTGACGCTGGCGTGCCGTTGCCGGTGTACGGAATCGCGGTCGCATTGCGCTGATCGAGGATCGTGGTATTTGCGCCGGCCGTCGCTGCGGTAATCATTCCGCTGGTGCCACCCATGGCAACCCAGTCTGGAGTCACCACAACGATCCCATAGCCTGAACCGATCCAGTTCAGCGCCTCTTGCAGCCCCAGCGTTCCGCTTTGCAGGTAGTAATTCGAGTGCGCATGGGTCGCGGGCAGGCCAACCGAGCAGCCGGCGCCGTTATAGCTTGCAATCGAGGGCGTCACGGTCTCGGTGTTCGCCGGAACGCCCACATCGACGATGGTGATGGGCGCCGTGGTCGAGAACAATTTGAAGTTGACCCCGCCGGACGTGCCGTAGCACTGGCTGGGGCTGGTCCAGGAGAGGCCAAGATCGCTCGGCTTGATGGTCCAGTGGGCAAAGTTGGCGGCGTAGAGCTGGCCGGCGATGTCAGCCGGGCCGTTGGCGGGCTGGGTAACGCTGGCGGTGGGGCTGGTGACTTGAGCAGCGAGCGCCAATGGCAATGCCAGGACCGCTGCGAGCAAAGCATATCTTTTCATGGCGACGATGCTCCTTTGAAAATGGTTCGGGCTGGGCCTCCGCGAAGAGAACCCAGCCCGGTTGTCGGCTCTGAAAAGAGCCGCGGCCCGCTGTGATGCTGCGGGGATGGTTTACTTGCAGTTCCAGCTAAAGCTGTACGCTGTGGTGCTGGCCAGCGCCGAGGCCACAGAGACCGTCATAATGCCGTGGCTTGAGTAGGAGTTCGTCACGGTCAGGGTTGGCGGTGCTGTCGCTCCAGTGCTCGTGACCGTGCAAGAGCCTGGTGCAGCTTGGAACTGTCCACTGTTCGCCCAAGTTTCGGTGAATACAGTGCCAGTGGTCGCGGTGCCGGTGGTGAATGAATAGGTGCCAGAGAGAGCGGTGCCTGTCGCAACTTTGCTGGTCGCGGTGCCTGCGGCCGCGCCTGTCGCCGCGGTCGGGGCGGTGTTGACCCATGTTCCAGAGGCATACGCCGAGCCATTCCACACGTAGTAGGTCGGTCCAAGAGTGGTGATGTCCTCGACCATGACTGAAGCATCACCCTTGGCCGCGCCGAGAATGGTAGCCGCCGTGGTCCCAGGGATCTGGTTGGCGATCGTCCACCAGTTCTTGTCCAAGAACAGCAGTGTCGGCCATGCGCCCTGCCCGGAAAGCGCGTTAATCGCCTCTTGGAGGCCTGCCGTGCCGGATCGCAACTGGAAGTTGTAGTGATTGTGGGCCGGGGCCACGGTCGCGCCGCAACTGCCGGCCGTGTTCACGACAGCCGACGGAGTGACTACTTCGGAGTTTGCAGTGTTCGCGTCCGCAATCAGGACCGGGGTGTTACTCGCGTTGAAGACGAAGAAGTTCACGTTCTGGCCGGCGCTGTTGCAAAGGTTGCGGCCCTGGAAGATGTAGGTATTCGGGCTCTGGCCATTGATCGACCACAGTTGGAAGCTGCTGGCGAAGTACCAGGGAGCCGTGAACGGAGTGTTGGCGGTTTGCGCTTCAAGCCTGGGAGCCGCGCACACGGCGGCGAGGATGAGCGCGACGGCGAAACCAAGAACTGACTTGTTGCGCATGGCGATGTTACTCCTTTGGGGTTGATGGTTGAGGTTGCTTGCCGCCTACCAGCTAATTGTGACCGATGACGGCGATTGAAACGACATATTGAAACTCGAAGCTCCGCCGCCGCCCAGAAAAGAACGGAACAGCAGGGTATTGAGATTGGTAGGGCCTGAGCAGACCGGCGTGGGATAGCTGTAGGTCAATCCGCCTCCGACGCTGCCATTGCCCTCAGCCAGCGTCATCCATGTGCTGCCGCCGTCGCAACTGACCTGCATCTGCCCGGTGCCCGAGCCAAACGCCCCACCGAGGCTAAAATCCGCATCGTGGGTCGAGTTGAAGTGGAGATTACCCGAGACAACCTGAGATCCGGGCGAGACCGAACCGGATGTGAATGTGCAAGTTGTCCCGCTACAGTTGATGGTTCCGAGGCCTGGCGAGAACTGGTAAAAGTGCGTGTTGCCCCGTGCTCCGGTGGTCCGGCCCGGCGCGCCCGGCACTTGAGCCGCCAGCATCCCGGCGCAGAGCAGCAGAAGAGACCAGCGCATCACTTCACCCCCACATTCAGCGTGATTGCCGTCGGCGTGATGTTTGAAGCGGTCTGGTTGCAGATGCTCCAATCGAGCACATCCGGCGAAGAATCGGCTGCAAGTTGAACCACCAAACCGCCAATGGCTCCCCATCCCACCGCAGCATTTACTGCCGCAATAGACGGCCAAGCGGTGGTGAATGTTGAAGTCGAAACAACGCCAGGTAGAGAGGCTGTTGCGGTCGTCGTGCACGTGTTGGCGTTGATAGTCGTTGCCGGAAGCGACAACTGCACCATGGCTCCCGATGGAGCCGCCACAGACACGTTGGTCCGATGGTTGCTCGGGTCGTCGACCACCGTGAAGCCGGAAGCGAAGTTGAGATTCGACTCCTGCGGCTGCGCGGTTCCCGCTGACTGAACGGTCTGGTAAAATCCGCCGCAAAGGATGCCGGTGTCGTAAGCCGTGCCGTCTGAACTCAGGCAATAGCCAGCCGTGCCGCCGTCCCCGTTCACCAGGTAGCCACCCGCCGCGTTGATGAAAGACGAGAGCCCGCCACCCTCAACATCGACACCCCAGCCTGGTGTGCCGGTCCCAACGCCGAGCTTGCCGACGCCGGTGACGTTGTAGCCGCCCAGGCTGAGCGGCCCGGAGATTGACTGCTGGCCGTGGTTGGCCGGCGCCGACAATATCGGCACGGGGTAGTAGACGACGCCGTGGTAGTAAGGCAGGCCGTTCGATAGGTTGATGGTGCTCCCGGCGCCCATGAGCTGCCACTGCATCGGGTAGCCGGGCACCGGATTGCCGTACTGGTCGGTCAGTGAGACGTTGTAGCCGGTCCCCGTTGGCCAGATCGAGTCATTGGCCGTCACAGCGCATACGGTCGTGTTCGAGGCTGGTACGTTGGCGCCGGAGGCCAGCGCTGTCGATTGAACGAATGACGCGCTCCCGGTCGTGTACCCCTGGAGTTTCTCAGCGCCGCTCACCGTCGAGATATAGACCGCCATGCCGAGCGCACCGGTGGGAACACCGCTCGAGGGCGGGTTGACCACCAGCGCCCCGGTTGTGCTCAGGGTTTGGACCGTCTCCGGGCTCGGCAACGAGTAGAGCACCGTCGAGGCTGGCTGGTAATACCAGGCATAAACCGTGTAGTAGACTCCAGAGCCGAGCGATCCTGACCCGCTGGTGGTGTTGACTGTCGCTGTTTGGGGGTTGGGAAGGAAGACGACCGAGCCATCGGTCGAGGTCGCGCAGGTGTTGTTGGTGGGAATGTTGACCTGGCAACCGGCGATGAATCCCTGCTGGCTGGGCACCAGCGTCATCGTGTAATTCGAGGCCGGGAGACCGTTGGCGCCGCCGATTGTGCCTGTCAGCGTGACCTGGGCGAGCTGCTGACAGGTTGGCGTGCAGTGGCCGATGGTGGGGCAGATCAGGATGAGTGCTGCGAGGATCAGACCGGCGAGGAGGATACGCTGGTTCCGAGTCATCTATTCCTCCAGCGGTTACGCCAACCCAAGAAAAGATCGCGCAAAGCCGCTTTGACGTAGATGTGATACCAGAAGGGCAGCATCTTGCGAACAGATGCGCGCTCGATCACGAATACCGTTTGGCCGTCAATGACCGTTGGACGTTGGAGTTCCATGAACCCTAGATCGCGGCGTAGATAAGGCGTTGCTGATGCGCGAGCCGTCATTGCACCGGCCCTTGCCCGACGACGGCCAGCTTCGGCCGGTTGGCTGCTTCAATCTCCGCCTGCTCGGCTTCCAACTTCTTCTGCGCCTCGTCCTGCTGCCTGCGCTGCTCCACCCCCAGCCGGAACCTGTGCTCCTCGATCGCGTTCTTGGTCTCGTCCTGGCGCAATGCGAACTCGGTTTGCAGCATGTTGAGGATGCTGCCGTGGATCTGGATGGAGTAGCCGCGCAGCCGCTTGGCGATTGCAATGTACTCCTGCTGCATGTTGGCGATGGCGGTGGCCACCGGCACGTTGGCGATGGCGTCCACCTGCTCCTTGAGTGTTTCAGTCTTGCCGTGACTGTCCATGATTTCCTTTCTGGTAATTCAAATGCTCCCCGCCAGGCCCGCGCCCTTTAGGTTTGCAGTCCATGTTGCACGCCGGCCCGTCCGGAAAATGCCAACTCCGCATCGGTAGCCGCATCTTTGCTTGGTAGTCGTGCGCCTCCGGCCCCAAAAGCATCCGGCCGCACACCGGGCACAGCCGGTAATCAACTGGGTACATCGCCGGCAGTCCACCTGCGTCCCGGTCCCGGTCGACCAGCCTTAACGCCGCGCGCCGACTCTTGCACCAGAACTCCCGCGGCGTGAACGTGAGGCCCACCGGGAGGTCATGGCTGCCAAAATCCCGCTCTTGGTCCGCCTCAGCAACCGTCAAGGTAACGTACCAGACTCGGCGGGAGACCGGCACCGACCGGAACCTCCGCATCCTCGACGTTGCCAGCATCTTACGAATCCGGAGGTCGGTCGCCTCCCGGCCGTACTCGGGGTGGCCAGGCACCCGATACCGGCTCCAATCCGTGTTGTTCGGATCGACTACCGGCCCGTATCCGACTTGGCTCCTGCTGCTCATTTTCCACGTGTCCCAGCCTCACCGATGCCTCACAAACGCGCTACAGGTCAATTGTGGAGGCTATTTTTGCCTAAAAACGTGTTTTGAGGATGATTGGTGGCAAATTGCCTCAGAATCACCATCATACGAGCTGCATACATTTGACAGCTAATTTGCCGCCAGGCCCGCTGGGCATTCCACGCCACTCCCGCCCATAGGTGTGCCCGGCCACCATCCGCCCGGTCCCGATGTACCGCAGAATCCCCTCACGCACCAGCCCGTCAACCACTTCCCGCGACAAGTGCCCATGATCACACCGGGGCCCGTAGCATGGCTGGCTCACTCCCCACGACTCCAGCATGCGCATCGCGTGCCGGCTCAACACGCACACCCGGCGCCGCTCCTTGCTAGCCACCCTAGCCGCTGCGCCACCAAGACGACGACGCCCGAACCGGAACACCCGGCCGCGGATGTGCGTCTCAATCCGGCTGCCCGTCTGGACCTGCTCGATGTGTGCGATTGGGGTGGCTCCGAAGATACCTACGGCTGAGATTGGCCGCTTTAGTCCAGCGTACATACCCGCTGGCGGGTAGCTTAATCCGGCGTCGGGCCAAGATCGGCGTAACGGATAGCCTGGTCTTGCCTTGCGATGCTTTCGAGATCGAGAGCGCGCCTTGCGTCAGTTCGGGACCGGGGCGTTCGCCTTGCACCCCCTCTACATCCCCACGGTTTCAGACGGTACACCTGCTTGGCGGGGTATGTCAAATAGAAAGATGGTGATGGCCGTCACGGTTCGATGTGATAAGGGGGGAATAGGTATTGACAGTATTATGTGAGTTGTGCGAGAGTTGTTAGTGTAAGTGAGAAACACCTGGAGGCAACACCGATGAAGCTGATTCGATACACTCATACGACCGTTACCCAAGAAGATTGGTGCGCGTCTATCACCACAGGGAGCGGAATTGAGGGCGCTATTCTCTCAGTTCGTCGCTTTCGGATTGCTGGGCGTGGTCCCAAGGGCAAGCCTTCGCGCGGCGGGACTGAGCAACTACCGATTGCCTGAGCAACGGCACGCGCTTAGAGGCGCAACAAAATGTCAATCGAATTCAAGATGGACTCACACGGTGGATTCTACGCAGCGGACACTGATAGCCGTTTGATCAAATACGCTTACCCGTCGAGCATTCATGCCGTGGAAGCGAAAAAGAATCCCGTGAAGACGGCGCAAGCGATGATCGCATGTGAAACGGCGGTTCCTTATTATCAGGGTCAGAGCTGGTGGGTTCCTCGCTGGCTTCGCATGTATGCCAAAATGCAGGAGGCGTGAAATGTGGCAGTCTAAAACATGGTACGAGATCGGCGTGTATTGGCCTAATGACGATGCCTACGGGATACCAGACATTGCCATCACCGAAGAACACGCCCGTGCTAGAAAAGAGTTTGCGGAGCGCAATGGCTACAACGTGCCCGGAAAGAGTGAAGTTCACATCCGCAAGATCACGCTAGAAAGGATTGTATGACACCAGAACAAATCAGAGAACAATGGAATTAAGTCGGCTTAGAGCACTTGCCGGTTGAATATGTGGTTTATGTTGTGGCGGGAATTTTGGTAGAGATTGCCGCTCAACTCGCAGAAACTAATAGATTTCTGCATGACAATAAGCTCTACATGGAGGGAAGGCTATGAATGTCAACACCATATCAGCCGAATGTGCGCACAATTACTGCTCAGAATGTACTTTCGAGGACTGCGCCTGCGAGTGTCATCTGGCGGAACTCTTGAGACTGAAAACAGCAGAGATTCAAAATGCTGGTTTCTTCCGTGATCGCGCATGGTACGAAGAGAACGATCCTCAATCGCTAGTCGATTCGATCCGTGAGCACAACAGCAATGAACCAACCGCCACAGCATAACCGCAGCACATCATGCAAGGGAGGCAACGAAATGAACGATACGAAGTTTACGCCGGGACCGTGGGAGTTTGATGTTGAGATTCATTGGGTAAATCAACCCGGAGAACAGGAAGTGCATGGCGCTTGGGATGTTTACCCGGTAGACGACTGTGACCACATCATCGCCACAGTGAATCACGTCTATCCTGACCGTA